TCGCACCGTGACGCAGTGCCGCCGACGATGTCGTGCTCGGCTGTCACGCCGTGCGCCTTCCTGACGGTCGACGACGTGATCGAAGCGTTCGACGTTGCGACCGTGGCAGTCAACCTTCGGATGGGCGCCCTCATCGACGCAGCGGAGGTCAGCCGTGGAATCTAAGCCCCTCACCTACAGCAGCGGCTGCGTTGCCCTGCCCGTTCACAAGCACGGCAGCGACGCATGGCTGATCGAACGCGGCAACACGATCGGCGCAAGCGAGATCGGTATGGTGATCGGCGTCAGCCCCTACGGTGGTCTGCTTGACCTTGTCACCCGCAAGCGCGCGGCCCTTGCCGGCAACGTCGAGCAGTTCGACAGCCCGGCGATGGCAGACGGTCGCGACGCCGAAGAGACGATCCTTCGCATGGCCCGCCGCCGCATCAACATGCCGCACCTGAAGTTCCGCCAGGGCGAAGCGGTCGCCGTCGGTCGTGCCAGCGCGACGCCTGACGCGATCCTTGTCGACGACGACGGGCTTGTCGTGGCGCTTGTCGAAGCCAAGCTCGACCGCAGCCGCACCGACTGGTCGGCAGTCGCTGACGGCAACTTCGCAGATGTCAGTTGGACGTCGAACGACCTTCGGCTTGCCTACTACTGGCAGGTGCAGCAGCAGCTGCGTGTCACGGGCTGCGCGTCGGGGTGGCTTGCCGTGTGGACGGTGTTCGACTTCTTCTTGATCTACATCGAAGCCGACCCCGAAGCGGCCCGCATCATCGACGAATCAGTCGCTGCCGCTTGGAAGTGGGTGAAGAACGCCAGGGGGCTGCTGCCCGACCCGACCGACGCCGACAGCATCGCCAGCATCGCGGCGACCGTGAAGCCGAAGAGCGAAGAGGCCCGCCAAGTCGAAGGCGACCTTGCCGACAGCATTGAACGCTACGCTGCGATCAACGCGCAGATCGCCGAACTTGAACGGGAGCAGGATTCGATCAAGCGGGGGCTGCTGGTCGCCCACAACGACGCGACTGCCCTTGTGACGGCAGGCGGGTTCAAGTCGACGTTCGTCGCAGCGACCAGTCGCCGGTCTGTCGACACGAAGCGGCTGCAGGCAGAGCGGCCCGAAGTCGCCGAAGAGTTCACGCGCACGACCGAGGTCAGCGCGGGTTGCCGGGTGACGGCACCACGGGCGAAGAAGGTCTGAAGCCTGCAGCCGGGTGCAAGCCCCGGCGCCGCCCCTCCCCACGGTCGCAAGACCACAACCGACAGGATCGAAGATGAATGACCACGACTACCGCCTAGAGCGCATCGCCGACGCACTGGAGGGGCTGCTTGCCCTCGCTAGGGCGCACGTCACGCCCGCCGCTGCCACTGCCGCACCTGCCGACCGCGACAGCGTGCAGCAGGCCTTCGACGCGAAGATGGGCGACCCGCTGCAGGCGCTCGGCAACCTGACGCCCTTCGCGGCCCCCGCAGCCGAGCCCGGCGACGAAGAGCAAGGCGACGACTACACCCCTCGCATCAGGTGGTCGAAGCTTGACCCGCGCAGCCGCGAACTCGCCCGCCTCCGCACCGATGCCAAGCACCGTGCAGCTGCAGCGAAGAGCCCCGACCAGCGCGCTGCTGCCCTTCGCGACTACCGGCAAGCGAAAAGCGAAGCATCGCGTCGTCAGACCGCCCTGCGTGAACTGTGGCGCGAAGACTTGATCGACATCGTCAAAGGCGAACTGGTCGTCTACGTCGACCCCTGTGTGCACATCAAGTGGCGCAGTGAGTACCTACCAGCGCCCGACTACATCCTGACCTTCCCCAAGTAACAACCCCACCCGCCGCAAGGCACCACCGACAGGATCAAACATGACGACCGAACTTCAGACACAATCGCAGCAGCCCGCCGTCGTGCAGTGGCTTGCCAACCCGTCGACGCTGGCACAGCTCCGCACCGCCTTGCCGTCGCACTTCCCCGCCGAGCGCATGACGCGTCTCGCCCTGACCGCGTTCCGCACGAACCGCAACCTGCAGAACTGCAGCCCGTCGTCGGTGATGGCAGCGATCATGTCCGCCGCGCAGCTTGGCCTAGAGCCGCACGTGCAGGGGCAGTGCTACCTTGTGCCGCACGGTCAGGAATGCACCCTGATCGTCGGCTACCAGGGGCTGCTTGACCTGATTCGCCGCAGCGGGCAGGTCAAGGCTCTGGCGGCCCGCATCGTCTACGCCAGCGACGACTTCAGCGTGTCGTTTCACACGACGCCGCCGTTCGCGCACAATCCCAACCTGCGCCGCCCCGACAACGACCCCGTGATCGGCGTCTACTGCCACGCGATCCTGACGTCTGACGAACACGTGTTCGAGTGGATGACGACCACCGACGTCAACGCGATCCGCAACCGGTCGAAGTCGGGCAAGAGCGGCCCGTGGGCGACCGACTGGTCGGAGATGGCCCGCAAGACCGTCCTGAAGCGCGCAGCCAAGTACCTGCCGAAGTCGGTGTCGATGGTCGACGCACTGGAGATCGCCGACCGTGCCGAGGCGCCCGGCTACATCGACGCGACGCAGCAGGCGCCGCTGAAGACCGTCAAGGCGACGCACGCGGCGCAGATCCCCGTGGCCCCTGCCGACGACGAAGACGACGCGGGCGACCAGTCGCCGCAGGTCGTACCCTTCGAAGACGAAGGCGGCCCGCTGTGACCGGCGTTGTCGCCAACAGAGAGGCGCTGCACGCCCGCATGGTGCAGATCTACGGCAGCGCTTCGGCGTGCGCTCGCTTCTGCGGGTTGACACGCCAGGCGCTGAATCGCCGGGTGCTGTCAGCCTGCGCGTGGTCGAACTCGCACGCATGGTGGGCGCTAGTGCTCGCCCTCGACACGCGGGTCGAAGGCCTGACGGCAGAGGCGATCGTTGCCTGCCCGCAGCCGACGGTCGACCAGCTGAATCAGATCTGGTCGCTGCAGTCGTCGGTGTGGCAGGTGGCAGCTGGCAAGCGCTTCAGTCGCCGCGCGCAGTTGAAGGGCGCAGGGGGTGCGCCGTGATCTTCGTCGGTGTAGACCCCGGCAAGAACGGCGCCGTTGCAGCTGTCGACAGCAGCGGCACGGTGCTCGGCATCAGCCGCTTTATTCACGCCGAGACCGAAGGCAGGATCGCGTTGATCATCCTCGACTTCGTCGCCGACCTCGACCCCGACGACATCAAGGCAGCGACGATCGAACGGGTCGGCGCGATGCCCCGGCAAGGGGTGGTGTCGATGTTCACTTTTGGGAGGGTGTACGGAGAGGCCTGGGCGGGTCTGCTGGCGTCGCAGTGCCGCGTGTTCGCCGTGACCCCGTCGACGTGGCAGCGCGACCTGTACCTGCCGAAGCGCGACTGCGTGACGAATCACAAGCGGACGCTGAAGCAAGAGGCAGAGACGCGCTTCGGTCGCAAGTTGCTACTCGCCGAGGCTGACGCGGTGTGGCTTGCCGAGTGGGGGCGCCTGCACGGCCCATGGTCGGCGAAGGTGCGCGGGGTGCAGCCGTGATCGCGGGGCAGCCCGTCAACGACCCGCAGGATCAACGCCGTCGACGGGCGCGGGCGCTTGCCCGCAGCTACTCCCCAGCAGCCTGCACCTACGCCATCTTAGCAGACGCGCCGGGCGTGCGCCACGCTGCCGAACTGCTGAACGCATCGAACCCGCTGCCGCCCGAACTGACCGCCGGGCTGTTCGGGTTCGGCGTCGGTCTGATCTGCGGGTTCGCCCTCTGTTACTCTCCACCGAAGGATCCGCCGTGACCCTCTACCTTCTTGCCACCGCCGAGCCGAAGGGCGACCCGGTGCTGCTTGCCTTCATGCTCATCTTCTTTGGGTGGGTGATCGTGCTGTTCCTGCTGCAGCTGTTCGACCGATGACGACACCCTACACGGTACACACTGGCGACTGCCGCGACGTGCTGCGCGACTACCCTGCCGACCACTTCGACAGCATCGTCAGCGACCCGCCGTACGGGCTGACGTTTATGGGCAAGGGGTGGGATCGGGGCGTGCCAGGCGCCGAGTTCTGGCAGGAGGCGCTGCGGGTTGCCAAGCCCGGCGCGCACCTGCTTGCGTTCGGCGGCACTCGCACCTTCCACCGGCTGACGGTCGCGATCGAAGACGCGGGGTGGGAGATCCGCGACTGCATGATGTGGCTTTACGGGTCGGGCTTCCCCAAGTCGCACGACGTGTCGAAGGCGATCGATCGCGCGGTAGGCGCCGAACGGGAGGTGATCGGCAGCCGCATCAAAAAGGCAGGCGACATAACAGGTGGCAACTTCAAACGTGACACTGCGTACGGCGACGTTGTTCTGCATGATACCGCCCCCGCGACTGACGACGCCCGCGCGTGGCAGGGGTGGGGCACGGCGCTGAAGCCCGCGTGGGAGCCGGTGATCGTGGCGCGCAAGCCGCTGTCAGGCACGGTCGCCGACAACGTGCTGCGATACGGCACGGGCGCGTTGAACATCGACGGCTGCAGGGTGGGCAGCACCGCTGGCCGCTGGCCCGCCAACGTCATGCACGACGGCAGCGCCGAGGTCGTCGACGGCTTTCCTGACACCAAAAACGGAGGGCAGAACGCCACCAGCGGCGAACACTTGCACGGCGCCGTCTTCAATGACGCAACGTGCGGATTGAAACGAACGCCGACCGCCTTCGGAGGCGACAGCGGCAGCGCGGCCCGCTTCTTCTACTGCGCGAAGGCAAGCCGCACCGACCGCGAAGAGGGCTGCGACAACCTGCCCGCACGGTCAGGCGCCGACGCCGTCGAACGCGACGAAGGCAGCGCCGGGCTGCAGTCGCCACGCGCAGGCGCAGGTCGCACCGCCGACACCGTCCGCAACTTTCACCCCACCGTCAAGCCGACCGACCTGATGCGGTACCTTTGCCGCCTTGTCACCCCGCCTGCAGGCCTAGTCCTAGACCCCTTCTGCGGCAGCGGCAGCACCGGCAAGGCAGCGCTGCTAGAAGGCCTCCGCTTCGTCGGCGTCGACCTAGACCCCGCCCACGTCGCCATCGCCGAAGCCCGCTGTCAGTTCGCCGTCGACACCGTCGCCGAGCAGGCTGCAGCTGCTGAAGCGCCAGGCGCGCAGTTGACCCTCTTCTGAACTCTGCGCGTAGGTCGTCAAACTCTGCGCGTAGGTCGTCAAACTATCTTCCTAACTCGTCAAACAATCGACATCCCCCCCATCAACAGGATCGACAATGGCACAACACGCCCCCTCCCTAGCAAGCAACCGCAAGACCGACGACGACGGCCCACAACCGATGCGCGCCGAGGCCATCGCGATGCGCCGCATCATCGCAGAGCGCGGGTGGTGGCTGTCACCCCTCTTCGCCACCGTGCCAGTGCCAACCGTGTCGCAGTGGGAGGCCCGGCTTGATCTGGCGAAGGTCGACCACAACCACGCCACCCGCGAACGGCAGCACCGCAACCGGTCGCAGCAGTCGACAGCAGCCAACGTGCTGGCGAAGGTCGACGCCGCGCCCCGACACAAGGGCGACCGGCACCGGAACTACGCGACCCCGACCGTGCTTGACGTCACGATCGGACGCACGAAGACCCCCGCGACCCTCGACAACCTGCAGGCCCGCAAGGCGCACCGGGCGAAGGTCGAGCAGGTCGCGCAGGCGCAGGGCAAGTCGCCCGCCGAAGTCGACAGAGAGATCGCCGTTGCCCGCATCGCCGAACTGGCGGCGCAGAAGGCAGCCGCCGACGCTGCAGCTGCAGCCGCCCACCTGACCGAAGAGGCCCGCAAGGCCCGCAGGTTGGCGACCACCCGCGCGGCGCAGGCCCGATACGATGCCAAGATCAAGGCAGACCCCGTCAAGGCAGAAGAGCGGCGACGGGAGAAAAACCGCCGCGAAGCCGAGCGCAAGGCGCTGCAGCAGGGGCAGGAAGGC